TATCCAGTACGGTGCTCTATTGTGCCGTTGGCGTGTGGGCGAAACTAAAGGGCGCGTTGAGGCCATCCTCGGTCTCCGCGCCCTCTTTTCGTCGGGGATCAGTCTCAAATTGGCCGAATACACCCGACCATATCTCTACCCCAAGCAACGGGATGCCATTTTCCACAAGAAGCGTATTGGCGCCATAGAGGCATCTACTAAAAGCGGAAAGACTCTCGGTTGCAACGTCTGGATCTTAGAGGAGATGCTAAAAGGCGATCCTGGTGATGATTTCTTTTGGGTCGCCCCTGTTGCCGACCAAACCCGGATAGCCTTCAACAATATGAAAAAGGGACTACCCCTGGGTACATTTCACGCCCTCGAATCGCCAGTTCCCAGAATCGAATTACTGAATAATACCACATTATACTTCAAATCAGGAGATAACCCAAATAGTCTATTCGGGTACGCCTCCAAAGCGTCTGTTGTGGACGAAGCCTCACGCTGTAAGCGTGAGAGTTGGGAAGCCGTTTTAAGTACGCTCACCGCAACCCGAGGACCAGTTCGCGTCATTGGAAACGTCCAAGGTAAGCGAAATTGGTTTTATGAATTGTGTCGCCGAATCGAGAATGGCCTAGAGCCGAACGGACACTACGCCCGGATTACCTACCTCGACGCCATCGAGGCAGGTGTGATAACCGCGGAGTCCGTTGAGGAAGAGCGCCGCAATATGTCAGCAGCGGCATTCCGCGAGTTGTTCGAGGCGGTTGCCCGAGACGATTCTGGAAATCCTTTCGGTGAAAAATACATACTCGCCTGTGTGCAACCGCTTTCGACCAAAAAACCCGTAGCCTTCGGTATTGATCTTGCCAAGAGTCACGACTGGTTTGTGATCATTGGCCTCGACGAGGACGGAACAGTCTGTTGTTTTGAGCGGTGGCAAGGCGTACCGTGGAGGGAGTCGATTATAGCGGCTCAACGAATCGTGGGAGAGGATATTCCAGCTCTGGTTGATTCGACCGGACTGGGCGACCCCGTGTTGGAAGAACTTCAACACGGTCACGGAAATTTTATTGGCTTTACATTCTCACGAATATCAAAGCAACGTCTTATGGAGGGCCTTGCAGTCTCGATTCAGGGACACGAAATCGGTTTCCCCGACGGCCCAATCAAGGGCGAGCTATTGAGTTTTCAATACGAAGAAACCCCAACGGGGTATCGCTATTCTGCGCCCGAGGGCGATTTCGACGATTGCGTCTGTGCCCTGGCGCTCGCGCGGGAGCAATGGTCCACCGCGGCCCCAGCCACGAGTCTGATGCAATTCTATGGCGACGAAGCCCGGCGGGCGAACGCACAGGTTCGGGCCGAGTTAGACGCCGAGGTGAGGCTCGTTCTTCCGGGGCATTCAATTCTAACTCCTGGCGAGGTTCTCGACAACGAATTAACCGAGCTCTACCGAAACACACTAGCCCAGTACGAACCTGAGGGCCGGGCTTGTCGCAGATGTGGCGGGGCCTTGATCGGACCAACGAAGGTAACGGACGGCCAGTATGCTTGGCACCCCGGATGCGTTTAATGAATTTCCAGGCGCTCGCGCCCGGCCTTGTGGGGTAAGCCAGAGCGACTTAAGAGAGCGAGGGGGTCGAGAAAGCTGTGCTTGAGCTCCCTTCTGTAACGTTGGTCATCTACGACACCGTGGCGCCCAATCTTTCGACCATTTGCCTAGGCGACACCTTGCGAGAGGTCAAATTCGCCGAGGCGCACTTCTGGTCTACGACTTCGCCCCCTTCGGACTTCGACTGTTTGTGTTTCTTGACCGAGGCTTCGGGGTCGAAACAGAAGGATCTCTCCCAGCTTTGGTACAAGATTCCATCCTCGGTTATTACGCCCTTTGTTCTCCGCGTTGAATGGGATGCGGGAATTAGCGACCCGGAGATGTGGATGGACGAGTTTTTAGAATACGACTACGTTGGCGCGCCCTGGCCATGGCACCAGGATCTTTCCGTTGGGAATAGTGGCTTTTGCCTCTTGTCGAGGAAACTTCTACGATTTCTACAAATCAATCCTAAGCGGTTTCCCTTCAAATTAGATTGGGACGACGTTTTGTGTCGCGAATATCGTCCCGCCCTCGAATCTGAGGGCTTCCGTTGGGCACCCGAAGAACTGGCGGGGCGATTTAGTCTCGAATACGGGCCGCTTCGCCCTTCTTTCGGGTATCATGATTGTCGGAATTGGCCCCGCGTATTGTCGAGTCGCGACCGAATGAGACGGCTCGAAAATCCCGATCCCTATGTCTTGTCTCACAAATCATGGAACGAAATGCTCCAACTTAACCCGAGGTAGGCTCCTTTGAGACTCTACGTAACCGTAAAGGGCCAACCGGCAATCGTCGTAGGATACGGCCCAGGGAAGAACGGGCCGAAGGCCATAGTTATGGGCCTGGGGGAGATGCTGGCGTCTGTGTCTCTCGAAGACTGTACCCTCCCGAAGATGCCAAAGAAACTCGTGCGGAAGATTCTGGCCTACGTCAAGGCCGAGACACGCGCCGCGCAGGCCGAAATGGGCGGGCCACATTAGCACGGTGTAAGGTGTTTATATGTCACTTAGGCTTCGTATTTATGAATTATTGGCAACACCAGCACACGGCTGGTTATGGCTTTGTGCAAGATTAGTTGGACTTGAGTTCCAATGTGGCCCGGTTGACGAGGATTTAACTGACTAATGGCTCCCCGCAAAGACATTCCCTTCGACGAGTGGCGAGCCGAGCAACTCAGGAAGGCTCCTGCGCGAGGCGGGATTCAGTCGCCAATCTCGCCCGGCGCTGGGATGATGGGGCCACCCGGAAATACCTCGTCCTTTGCCCCCGCGGGGCCTGCTTCGCGACGTAGCGGCATGCTCGGTTCACCGGCGCCAAATCAGACCTACGGGCCGAATCTCGAAACCAAATACACTGGCGAACGCCCCGATCAACCCGATCCGTGGGTCGACGATGTTGATATGGGCGCGAACTGGTATAGTCCATTTCAGCCCGTTTGGCCCTTTGGTCCGCCGAACATCACCCGACCCCGAGAGTGGGACTATCCGGTCGGGTACAACCTTAATTATATCCAACCCCGTATGGAACTCATGGGAATGCTCCGCGCCCTGCGTGGGTCGTGGGGCGTTTTGGCAACCATAATTGCCACCCGCCAGGATCAACTTCTCCGAATTCCCTGGACCATCCAGCGGCGCGACAAACCCCGACAGACGAATAAGACTGTCGACGAAATGCGGCGGTTCTTTCGGAGGCCAGATGGCAAACTATCGTACAGTCAGTGGACCCGGCTCATCACGGACGACCTTCTGGTTCTTGACGCACCAACGATATACTTTTCCCGCGACCGTACCGGTCGTCCTCTTACGGCCGAACGGCTCGATCCAATTACTGTCTTTCCCCTCATTGACGACGCAGGGCGACGCCCCGATTCCGTTGTCGAAATCGACGAAAACGGGCTGACCTACCTTCGTCGCCAGCCGGCCTTCCAGCAGATCATCAAGGGCCTTCCGATGATCGACCTGGACGAGTCGGAACTAATGTACGTTCCGATGCGCCCAAGGGCGGATCTTCCCATGTTCGGCTATCCCGCAACCGAACAGATCCTCGTCGAAGCCTCGGCGATGATTCGGAAGACACTTTACCAATATAATTTTTGGGGCGAAGGAACGATCCCGGATATGATCGTCACCGTACCGGATACCTGGTCGCCCAGGCAAATTGCCATGTTTCAGGCCCATTTTGACGCCCTTTTATCTGGGAACTTGGTTCTCAAGTCGAAGGTCCGTTTCCTCCCTGGTGGGATGAAACCCTTCGATATAAAGAATTCCTCCGGTGAGAATCTCTACGGCACCTGGGACGAGACCATGATCCGCCTCGCGTGTTATGCCTATTCGGTCTCTCCGGCGCCCTTTATTAAAATGTTGAACAGATCCACGGCTCAGAATGCCCAACAGATGGCCGAAGCCGAAGGATTGTATCCTCTTATGTCGTTCTGGAAAGACGACATATTGGACCCCATCATCCAAGAGAGGTTTGGCTACGAGGATGTCGAGTTCGTCTTCCTCCCGAGGCCCGAACCGGATTCCGAAAAACAAGCTAAGATTCATCAGATACAGGTAAAAGAGGGTATACGGCCCCGAAATGAGGTTCGTGAGGAACTCGGACTTGAACCGATCCCCGGAGGGGATGTTACCCTGGTAGAATTGGGGAATATAATTGTTCCCCTTGAGGATGCGGCCCGCGGTGAAGCTGCCCAGGCTGGGTCGCTCGTGTCTCCGTCCTCGGAACTTGGTTCTCAGGTGCGTAGCCGCGGTGCCGCACAAGTTCAGGGACAACCACAGAGAGGTCAAGCCCGTCCGATTTCAGCCAGTCCACTTCCAAAATCAACCTCCGTTGTTGGTAAGGCCTCGAAGTTCGAAGTTCGGGCAGCGGCCCGCGAGGCAACAGGCGGAATCGACAATTACTCTCATTTGGTTCTCTCAAACGGGAACTATAAGAAGGGCCATGTCTGGATTCAAGGCCTCGACATCTCAATCGAAAACCGCAAAGGCTCTAAACGCGGTGAGAAGGACCAACACGGGAAGAAATGGGAAGTCAAGATGCCCACGGCCTATGGCTATATTCGCGGAACCATAGGGGCGGACGGGATGCAAGTCGACGTTTATCTTGGTAAACACCCTAATTCCCCAATTGTCTGGGTTATCGACCAAGACAAAGTAACGCCTGAGGGCCAGAATAATGGTTTCGACGAACACAAAGTAATGCTCGGGTATAAGAATCTTCGACGCGCGCTAAAGGACTATCTTAAGTCTCACTTTGATGGCCACGGGCACGAACGGGTTCATGACGTGGTTGAGCTACCGATTGACGAGTTTAAGGCATGGCTCTCCGAGGGCGACATGAAGTTGCCGATCGAGGATCAAATTGGTGGTGACGCGAAGGTTGTCTTAACTCAGAAGGATCTACAGAAATCAGACACCATAAGTTCCTCAACGAATCTGTTGTCTTATTCTCAGATGGGCCGGCGCAAAGGTCGGAAGAAGCGCCGTGAAGCGTCTGGCCCCCGTTGGTTGAGCCTAATAGCGTCGACAGTTACTATTGCCCTGTTATCAAATACTCCGACATTCGCCCAACAGAGTGTAACTGGAACCCCGGCTTATCTTAATGTTCCCCAGTCGTGGGTGGCAGCTCAACGGGGTCGGCCGCTACCAGTTTCTATCTCAGCTTCTACATTCTCCCCTAACTTCAACACGTCAAACAATTTCTCGATAACATTAGTCCATGCCTCCTGTCCATGCACGGTTGCTAATCCAATTACGGTTCCCGTTGCCGGACAAAGTGGTATATTTGCCATTATACAGAGTTCTTCGGGCTCCGATACGATTGGAACCTGGGGAAGTTCGTATAAGTTTGGTGACGGAACTAGCACTATTATTCTCAGTACTGCGCCAAATACAGTGGATTATATACCGTATTATGTAAAGGATTCTGCTCATATAATTCTCGGCCCGTTGATGAACGCCCAAGCGGTCACACCCAACGCAATCGACGCGGTTAGGGCATCTGGCGCTGATATGTGCGCTAAGATAAGCAACGCAGCGGGGGTGCTCAATGGAATAAACCCGTATGGTGGCACGATTGACGCTCGCGGTTTTGCGGGCGTACAGCATTGCTCGGGGAGTATGTTTGCTAGTTGGCCCGGTGGAGGATTCTGGTCAACGGTTCTATTGGGTGGTGTGAATATACAAACTGACGTACAACAAGGTATCCCAAGCCGAACGGCCTTGTACGGAAGCTCACCGTATAGTGATGAGCCATCTTCTGGTCAAGTAGGTGGGGCGTCCATTCAAGCGTCTGATTCTTTTCCAACTAACACCGCGGTTCTCTTTATGGGGACGGCGAGTCCCGATAGTTATGCCGTGCGGGTTTCAAATCTCATGGTGTCGTGCCGGACGCCCGGGAGTACCAATCCGGTTGGTTCGATTGGTGTCCAGAATCTGAATTCGCAAGAGAATACAGAACTAAGCCATGTTGGAATACGGGGGTGTTATACCGGGTTACAAATTGCTGCAAACGCGGCCGACGGTGAGAGCTACAAATTTCTCACCATGGGAGATACCGGGCTTAATTCTTCCGATTTTGTGTGTATCCAAGTCGGTAGTGTAGCTGGTGGTGGACAACAGATTATGGGCGATATAGAGTATGTCAGTTGTGGTGCCAATTCATCCGCCCCAAATAACATGATCTTGCTTGATAGCTTCAACTATTCCTTGAAGCATATTTATTTGGAATGTCAGTCTGGGGCAGGGTGCGTAAATGGTGTTAATATCGGATCACAAGGTATTGGTGTTGGAACACGGAATATTCTTATTGAAGATCTGTATTGCGGCGGCGGCATCGCTGTGGCGCCGGGGGGTAATTGTGTCAATATCGCATCAGGGACAAATGGGCCGGTTACTTTAACGAGCATCGCCGGCGGTGGTGCATCGTCGAATCTTTTGAATGACACATTAACTGGCGGGTGCGTTATTCCCAGGTCGCAGGAATCGGCACTAGGGTTCTACGCCCGCGGTGTCGCTAGTCGTATTATTTCAAATTCTTCATATTGTCCAAAACCTTAAAGAGGCGAGGATGAGATGAAAAGAGTTTGTTTTGCATTGTTGGTCATGACGATGCCCACAATATGCTCCGCCCAAGCTCTCACAACGACCAACTACCCCGGTACAGTTGGAACATCGGCCCAAATGTGTGTTCCAGCGGATTCCACACGAAAGACGTTGTTTATCGAAAATCCCAGTGGGTCGCCGAATAATATTTGCTATTGCATAGATTGTGTCCCTGTTTGTGGCAACGCTGGAACGTCGCTATTGGCCCCCGCAGCCTCATCGTGGTGGTCCTCGGGCAACGCTCCACGCGAGGCTATTAATTGCGTTTCAGATGGATCGGGGTCGCCAGTAACGGTGAGGACTGGGAAGTGAAACGCGGGGCGGCGATTTTTGTCACGCTCGCTGTATTGTACGGCATACCTGTGTCCGCGCAGCAACAAAGTGGTGGCGGAGGTTCCACGCAGAGCACCACCATCAATGGCGTAGTCTGTACACCGGGTAGTTCATGCACGGTAAGCACCTCCGGGTCCACGGTTGTGGTTTATACTAGTAACGTCGCTACATTGACGCTCAATTCAACCGATCTCGAAACGACCATTGTCAGGCAATCAGCTCCTGCTGCGCTTCTGATAAATCTGCCCGCAACTCCAATCTTGAATTTGTCGAAATGTGTCAAAGACGGCGGAAACGGCTTCTCGACTAATAACGCAACTGTGAAGACGACCGACGGATTACAGATTGATGGCGTTGCCGGTACAACGGGTAAGATAATGAATGGCGATCGCGAGGTTTTGTGCTTTACCTTCGACGGAACTATGTGGAATATAACGCCATGAGAATAAGGATCATTCTTTCATTGTTGGGTTTTTTATCATTATATCCCGCGATTTCTCGGGCCGAGACTCCCGTTCTGGCTTGCGACCCGAATGAAATCCCTCGCATGTGTTCGCTTAAGCAACAACGAAACGAGGCCGAGGACCGGCTCGCGATGTGCGACGGAGATAGCGTAACAAACGCACGGCAGGCCGAGAAGTTGGACGTTTACTGGAAAAAATACGCCGAGGGCGTTCGACTTCAGGCTGAATGGTGGAAGAAGTTCGCGGATGGGGTTGCGGTTGTACCGAGTGGGCAAGTGAGTCTGGACGAGAAGGCTACCGGGACTACCATTTGGACCGGCCGAGAGCCAATAGTAATAGACAAGGAGAACTAGGATGGCGTTGAAGTCTTCACGACGCACGGCTGTGGCAGTTGCGGCACTTTTGTCGAGTACCAGCCTGTCGAATGCGGCCTATATCGGCTCGGCGCCGCTTTTGGTCCCAAATGGGGGAACTGGCGCTGCGACCTTTACGGTGCACGGCGTTATCTTTGGCGAAGGTACGTCGGCGCTTGCCGCGTCTGCAACGGGCGCCTCGGGCATTCCACTTATTGGCGCGGGTGCATCGGCCGATCCCGTGTTTGGAACTGCGGTGGTCGGTGGTGGTGGCACAGGTGGAACGACGTTCACGGCGCACGGAATCTTGGTTGGTGAAGGATCGAGCGCTTTTGCCGCCCTGTCTCCCGCGGCCGACAGCCTCCCGTTGTGGCAAGCCAGCAACGCTGACCCAACCGTGACGTCGGTCCCGAACTGCGCCGACTCGGCAGGGAACCACTTGAACTATACCACCGCCGCCCATACTTTTACTTGTGGAACAACCACCAGCGGCGGGGTGGCCATAACGCTCGCGACCGCAACCGGGGCCTCGCCAATTACTTTGGCGACCACAAACGGTTTGACGACGGTTGTCTCGATGGCCACCCCGGCCGCTTCGACGATTAATCTTCCCGCGATCCAGGCCTCCGGGTGGCGCGAATGCGTCAAAGATGGAACAACGAATTTCGCCACGAACAACGCCACGGTTAAGCCGAATCCAACGTCTTTGACAATTGACGGAACAGCCGGCACGACCGGGATCGTCATGAACCAGGCGCACCAAGAGGCATGTTTCATCTCTGATGGCACGAACTGGTTCGTCGAATAGTAGTGCGAGGTATCCGATGAAGAACTCGGCGATATCAGCGGTTTTTGCTATTGTTGCGGTTGCTACGCTCATTGGTGCTGTTGCCGAGGCAGCTTATCACGGTTCGCCCCCTCTATTAGTTCCCAACGGCGGTACTAATGCCATAGCCTTGACAGGCCACGGTATGGTCGTTATGAACTCGGGTGGCACGGCTGCGGCCACTTTGGCTCCTGGAGTGAGCAACAACTGTGCCGTGAGTAACGGGACGGATTGGACCGCGACAACATGCCCGGCGGGTAGTGCGGTCGATACGGTGACATCGGGTATCTCGGCCGCCGGGACGACCCAAGGTACCGCTACGGCGGTGAATTCGGTAATTGGGGTTATTACGACGTGCGCGGCCGGCGCGGGAGTTGTAGACGGTGTTACCCCCACTGCCGGAGGGCACAAGGTTATCATTAACAATTCCGCCAACCCCTGCATTTATTATCCAATATCGGGGGCGACGATAAACGGTTTCGCCGCAAATACAGGAGTCTATATCTCTGTGGGTGCGCTCGCCGATTTTCGCACGCCCACAACATCCACTTATTGGGGGCAATGAAAATGCGAAGGGATTTCTGGATTCACACGGCTGCGCTTGTGTCGATACCATTTTTGTTTTCCTTGCTTGTCGCCGCAACCGCCCCCTTTATGTTCGGTACTTCGGTCGGGCTGGCTTCCGTGAACGCGTCCCTGTTCGCCGGTGCCGATATGTGCGCGAAGATCAGCGCTGCGGCAACGGCGATGAACGGCGTAAATGCGTTCGGCGGGATCATCGACGCGGAAGGTTTCAGCGGCGACCAAGTGTGCGCCGGGAATATGTTTGCGAGCTGGCCGGGCGGAGGGTTTGGTGCGACCGTTGTTCTCGGTGCCGTGCGTATTGTAACCCAGGTTCCCCAGGTTATTCCCACGCGAACTCGCCTCCGGGGCTATCCCGCACCCTACAACGACACGCCAACCAGCGGTCAGGAGTGGGGCACCAGCATCCAGGCTTGTGACGCGACGAAGTGTTCAGCGGCGTTCCCCAGCGCCACCGCCACTGTGACGATCTCGAACGCGACCCCAGCGGTTATTTCGTGGACAGCGCATGGGCTGGCGGCCAATCAGGGCGTCTTTTTTACGACGACTGGGACTTTACCGGCACCGCTTATTCCCAATGCGGAGTATTACGTTATATCGGCCGGACTGACCGCCAACGCCTGCGAGGTTTCTACTTCGGTAGGGGGCGCGGCGGTTAACACCACCAACGCCGGATCGGGCACCCATACAGGGACGACTATGACGCCGGTGGTGGCGCTCGGATCGTCGAACCCGGCCTATACGATCGAGCTAAATCATATTGCGATTGACTGTACAACTCCATCTACGACGGTGGCAGTTAATGGCGGAATCGGGGTTCAGAATCTCTATTCGCAAGAGCAGACGGTCGTCGATCATGTGAACATTCGGGGATGCTATACCGGGTTGCAGATCGCTCATGCGATGGGCGATACTAATCGGTACCAGATGTTGACGATCAATGACACGAGCCATATAACGGGAAATAGCTATCATTGTATTCAGATCGGCACGCCGGGCGAGACAGATTCCAGCGAAAACAATTTTGTTAGCTACATCGACGGTGTGAGTTGCGGAGCGAACAATTCGACTCCGACTACTATGGTTCTGGTGGACGGTGTAGCGATTGGTCTACGAAATATCTACCTCGAGAACCAATCTGGGACGGCCACAAACTGCGTTCTCATCGGTTCTCAGACAGGAAATGGCTTGCACACCAGAAACGTTCACATCGACAATCTCGTATGTGATGGTTCGGTAGCAGTGACGAACGGTGTACAGATCAACTCTGGAGTAACCGGCCCGGTTCAGCTCACGAACATCTCCGGCGGAAGCACGAACGTCATCCTCGATAACTTGGCCGGTGGCTGCACCGTGCTGCGTAGCACAACCTCGGTCGTTGGCATCTACGCGCGCGGCGATCAGAACTATGGCGGGAGCAACGCCGCGAAGCTGATAACCGATGCGTCGAGCTGCATGGGCGTAGCGCCGACAATAAGCTCCGGCTTCGGTACATCACCATCCGTAGTCGCAGGGTCGAATTCTCCGGCGGCATTCGTCGTTAATGTGGGAACCGGCGGAACCGCGACGAGCGGTGTTGTTGGCCTGACTCCGGCCGCGACTACAGGATGGGCCTGCCACGCGGTCGATCTTACCACCCACACAACTGCTGTGGCACAGACTGTTCAGACCGCCTCAAGCACGACGACCGCGACCTTTACGCAATACAGTGATGTAATGGTCGCGACTGCATGGGCCGCGAGCGACAAACTCAGCATAAGCTGCTTCCCGTATTAGGAATATCTGAATGATCTTCGACGGCGCTCGCGAATCCTGGGAAGCCGATCCGCCGCGCGTCCGCTGGTGGCTGGCGGCTTATGTCGGCGCGGTGTTGCTCGGATGGGTGGCAGTTGGCCTGCTAGTGTGGGTGCTTTGGCCGTAAGCTGGGCCGGCATCTTCTGGCTGTTCTACGCGGCGTTGTGCGTCTACGGCGTGACGGTGCTGATCCATGGCTGACCTAGAAGAACCCACAACACACGGCCGCGTTACGCTCAAAGAGTATCTTATGGATACGATCAACGAGCGTGATCGGAAATACGAGCAGCGCTTCGCCGCGACCGATAAGTCGATCGCCGACGCGAACGCCAGCATCAAGGAGGCGCTCGCGACTGCGCTGTCGAGCACGAGCGTGGCCCTGGACAAGGCAACGGAGAACACCAGGGCGGCGCTCTCGACAGCCAACGACAATATCCGTTCCGCGTTGGCGGTGCTGGATCGGCGGTTCGATGCGATCACCGTCCAACTTGGCGAGTTTGCTCGCAAGGCCGAGATCGATCAGGCCATCGCAAGCGTGAAAGAGGCGGTGGATAAGGGCGAGCGCTCGATGGTGGAACGCAGTGCTCTCAAAGATCAGAGGTTCCAGCGCCTCTCGGACGCGCTCAGCGGTTACGCGCCCAAGTCCGAAGTTGATGTCAAAATCGAGGCTCTGTCCGAGCGAATTGGCATGATGCAGGGAAAGCAGCAGTTCGCCGGCGGCGCAGTGTGGGCAGCCGGAGCGGCATTCTTCGCTATTCTGTCCATCGTCGGGCCGATCATCGTTTACATGATGACCACTCATCATGGCTGACCTGAGTCGCTGGATGGCCGACCTCGTGACCGAGTATCGCCGATCTCGACCCTCGTGGCCCCAGGAGCGCTTCGTGTCCTACGTCGTACTCGCGTGGGTGCTGACCATTGAGGCGCTGGCGATCCTAGCACTGTGCGCGCTGCCGATGGTGGTTTGAATGTGGCAAGATAGTTTGATCGCGGCACAGTCATTCAACACGGTTCCCGAGCACGCGAGGTTTAATGAACTTCTGATGCAAGCAATGGGAGTAGAACTGTTTTTGCGTGAATTATCAGATCGCGCCTATGCCGTGGCAGAATTGGAAAGTAGCCCCGGTCCGCGGAACGAACTGTTGCGCCTCGCACGAGCCGCGGACGAATTCGCCGACCTCGCGAGCCGGATCAAACCGTTGTGAGCGACGCCCGCCGAGTCCCCGCGGTCGAGGACTTCACCGTGATCCGCCGAGAACTGCGGCGCAACCGCGTCATCGAGGCGTGCGTGGGCGCCAGCATCCTGGCGGGGCAGCGCATCCCCGACGAGGTGTTCTGGGCGGCCGGGTTCTCGAAGGAGGAAACGGCGGCGCTGTCGCAGACGACGAAGACGTGGCCGATCAACGATCAGGATCTGCGATGACCGACCTAGAATTAAACTATGAGAAAGCGCTTACGCGGATTCGCAGGATGACTTTTCGCGAGTGGATCGCCGTTTACCGCAGCTACAGCTTCCCCCGTCGCTGGCGGCTGACCGCCCGGATGGCGTGGTTTTACACACGGTGCCGGCTGGGCTATCACAATCCAATGCTAGGCTACAGCAAACGGATATGGTGCTGGACCTGCGGGCACAAGATCCGCGACGCGGACGGGGAGGGATGTTGTGAGTCGTCCTGATTCTTCCTAATATATTAAACGAGATTAGTTGTTATGGCAATTTATGTAGTAGCTACCAAGCGAGAGTGTCGCGGTCAAGGTCGCACCGCTATCGATGCGATTAGCGAATTGCCAGAGACAAACATTATAGGTAGATCCAACCAGGACCGGGTTGTGATCGAGTCGCATGAGACCGAATCTCAAATCCAGTCAAGGGTGGGAAACTCTTACCACGTTGAGCGTGAGCTTTTGCACGTTTTTTCCACACTTGACAGAAAGTAAATCAATGAACACTCCTTTGCCGAAGCCCGACGTGACCGTGACCCCGGCCACCGACCGCGACACCAGCGCGCCGGTCAACTCGCAGGACGTGGTGATCAGCCGCAACGGGAGCAAAGCAATGTCGATCCGAACTGTCGGTGGTACGACGACCGAAATTGTGAAAGATGCGTTCGAGAAATACTTCAATGATCCTCGGTCTGAGGAATTCAAATGAGGCA